GCTATATTATATCAAATGCTAGTCAAACAACCGTGACCTTACCTGCTACTGCTGCAGAAGGTTCTGTTATTGCAACACAGGGTAAAGGTGCGGGTGGATTCATTTTCGCTGCCAACACGGGCCAAATAATACATTTTGGTAATTCTGCAAGCTCTAGTGGTGGTAGTTTAACATCAACGAATCAATGGGATTCAGTCACAGTAGTATGCGTAACTGCAAATACAACCTGGGCCGTTATTTCCTCGGTTGGCAACTTGACAGTTGCGTAATTTTTAGTCTAAAACTATAAGGATATAGGAATGGCTACAGAAGAGATGTTTACATCGCTACCTACGGTTAGCACCGCCATGATGAGCGATATTATTTGTGCGGTACAAGGTTATGTTAGCCCAACAAATCTTGGATTGTCTGTCCAAGAGAGCTTCCAGCAGGTTTATAACTTATTCCAGGCTAATATCATATTGTTTAATTCTGGAAATCCTAATGGTGCTGTTGCAGGAACCACATATCAGTTTTGCTGGGACACTCTAGATGCACAATTGTATATTTGCACGACTTCTGGCAATGCTGCTACAGCGGTTTGGACCTTAGTATCTTCAAACTCAGGAACTATTACTCCAACTCATGGCGGTACTGGTGTATCAAATCCGACAGCACATACTTTACCGGTTGCCGAAGGTCCTAGTAATTTTAACTTTTTAGGACCTCTGACCAATGGTCAATTACTGATTGGATCAACTGGTAACGATCCGGTTCCTGCAACGCTTACAGCTGGTACCAATATCAGCTTAGTTAATGCATCAGGAAGTATAACCATAAACTCTACAGGACTTGCTGGATTTAGCTGGAATGTTGTATCTGGGACATCTCAGGCAATGTTATCTAATAATGGCTATATCGCAAATAATGCTGGATTAGTTACATTGATCCTACCTATCTCGAGTGCTGTTGGCGATGAAATAGACATAATAGGAAAGGGCGCAGGCGGATGGTTAGTTCAATGTGGCGCAGGACAAACAATTGTTCTGGGAAGCTCTACTACTTCCGCATCCGGTAGTATTGCTTCAACTCAGGCTAAAGACTCATTTTATATGATTTGTACTGTTGCAAATCTGGAATGGACTATTGCATCAGCTCCTCAATCTGGCGGATTGACTATTGTATAAGGATATCTAGAAATGACTACAAACAATTCTGTCAATGTTGGTTTATCAGGATCCACAGGAAGCGGAAGTTTTGTTGGATCCACAAGCCCAAACCTTGTCACGCCAGGGTTAGGAGCTGCATCTGCCACGAGCATTAACTTTGGACAAACCAGTCTTAATTTTTATGAAGAGGGATCTTGGACACCGGTAGATAATAGTGGTGCGTCATTAACTTTTACCAGTGTTGCAGCAAATTATACTAGAATTGGAAGAATAGTTATAGCAACATGCACATTGATTTACCCTTCAACCGTAAGTGGGTCGAGTGCTTCAATCGGAGGGTTGCCTTACACTATCTCAAATACGTATGAAGCTGGAGGGGTTATTACTTATTCTACTGCTGCCACATTAAGTAGGTGTCTTCCTGTCGGAACTACAAAAACATTTAATTTATATACGGCTGCAGGTGCACCCATAACTAATGCCACATTAACACTTAGCACAAATTATTTCCAAATAACTTATTTCGTATAAAATTAATTAAATTGTTATATGCCCTCTAAGGATATAAAAAAATGGCCACAAATAATGCAGTTAACGTAGGTTTATCTGGTGCTTCAGGAACCGGATCTTTTGCTGGAACTACTTCACCAAGCCTTACAACACCAGCTTTAGGAACCCCAACCGCTGGCGTTTTAACCTCTTGCACTGGATTGCCATTAACAACTGGTGTTACAGGAAATTTACCAGTAACAAATCTAAATTCTGGCACTTCAGCAAGTTCTAGTACATTTTGGAGAGGAGATGCGACCTGGGCAACGCCTTCAAACTCTGGTGGTCTTAAAAGCTTTCAGATTTTTACATCTGGAACATCTGCTACTTATACAAAGCCCGGTGGCGTTACCTCAATTTTAGTTGAGGTTGTTGGTGGCGGTGCGGGAGGTGGTGGCGCTGCTACTACATCGGGAACAGGTGCTGCTGGAGGGGGTGGCGGCGGTGGTGGTTATGCAAGAAAATATATTGCTTCTGCGTCTGCAACCTATACTTATACTGTGGGAGCTGCAGCTAGTGGTGGGACAGCAGGTAATAATGCCGGGACTGCTGGCAATGCATCCTCATTTTCTACCATAACAGCCAATGGTGGATCATCCGGCGGTGGTGGTGCTTCTCAAGCGGCGGGTCCTGCTGGAACTGGAGGTGCTGGAGGAAGTGCCAGTGGTGGTGATATTAATATTACCGGTGGGGCAGGATGGACGGGATTTGTAGGCTCACTTCTCGGATATAGTGGGGCCGGTGGTGCTACAATATTAGGCAATATGACAGCTCCCGCATTGGGTGGGACTTCAGTTCCTGGTGTAAATGCGTCTACAAACAGTGGTTGCGGTGGAAGTGGAGCAGGGACAGTTAGCTCAACACAAGCTGCCGGAGGTAATGGTGCTGCTGGTTTAATTATTGTTTGGGAATTTAGTTAATGATGAACAAGGACTAACAAATGTCTACAAATAACGCAGTTGATACCACCCTTATAGGTCAATCAGGAACTGGCGCATTTCTAGGTTCTGTAAGCCCATCTATGACAACTCCTTCTCTCGGTACTCCAGCGTCTGCAATACTTACGAACGCTACTGGATTGCCTGTAGGGACTGGTATTTCTGGACTTGGAACTGGAGTCGCAACAGGACTTGCCGCAAATGCTCTTGGCTCTGGTGGGGTAGCTTTATCTACTGATTTTACTTACTTGCCTACTTTACAATTTGGGGGGTTAAGTACAGGAATAACATATACCACACAAATTGGTGCTTATACTCGAATTGGTAATGTAATTGTAATTACAATAGAGTTACAATTATCAAATAAAGGATCGGCCACTGGAAACGCTGTTGTTACATTACCGGCAAATGTTAGATCTGGAACTGGATTTACTTCGTTCAATATCTATCCAGGTTTTAGCAATGGGCCAACGGTTGTTGCTTACGCAGCAGCGGCAAATCAGGGGATTAATTTAGAAGTCATAGGTACAGCTGGATCTGTAACAAGTGTCATTAATGATACAAATTTCAGCAATACATCTTTATTAATTATATCCGGTTCATACTTAGTTTAATATTATAATTTAATGAGATTACTTAAATCAGGTGATGTGTCCGAAGAATCCATCCAAAAAACCGTAATAGAGTGGGTTAGATTAAACGATTGCATAAAAGACCTAGTAATCCACATCCCAAACGAAGGACGTCGTAGCGAGCGTTACGGACGTGTTTTACGGGATATGGGGATGCGCGCTGGAGTTTGTGACTTGTTCATTGCTATGCAAAGACATGGTTATGGAGGAGCCTGGATTGAGCTTAAGAGTGCAAAAGGTGTTTTGTCTGAATTACAAAATAAATTTTTGTTAGATATGGCGCGACAAAATTACTACACAGCTGTTTGTCGCACCACAGAGAGCACAATCGACATGATTAAGTGGTATTGCTTTGAATGATATTTTGAACTCGATTAAAATGCAATATCATCGTCGTTGAATACTTCACCAGTTACCTTGTCTTTTTTGACAACATAATCTTTAACACTATTTCTACTCATATACTTACTGCCATCTGGACGCTCTTTCCCTTCTTGTATAATTATCTCAAGATTTCCCTGAACATCGAGACAGTCTCCAGGATAAAGTTCACCTGCCTCATATTTTGAAAGAAGATTGGTTGATTCACAAAAATGTCGAAGTTTATAGGCCATTGCTTCTAGAAGATAATCAAAGATAAAATGCATGCTCCCATCTTTACCCCAAATTGTTAAAGTAAGCTTTATCATATCATTTCCAGACTTTGATATTTCATTGCTGGCACTAGTAACCTGGAATGGATAAATCCCAGGCTCAAGCAAAGACATTGAGTCTAATTCAAGTTCCGTTTTTGGTGCAAATTTCATGCAGCTTCTCCCTTTATTTTAGATGTTAAAAAATCAATACACTTTTGTATAGCACTTGCTGGCATCTCAAGCCAGTCTTCAGAGCCTGCCTTATCTAGCCACTTTTCATATGTTTCCCTAGGAACCTTAAGCAAATCTATTAGCCTTAAAAGCTCATTTACTTGATATATGTCGGCTATTTCTTGAGCAACCGAGATTCTTTCAAGAGCCTCAACGCTATATCGCTTGCTAAACTCTTTGTAGCAGCATGGTATTATTGCTGATTCCTCAAATTCTTTTAATCTAGTCCCTTTAACAATAGCCACACGCTCTTTTCCTCGTTTTTGAACCTCTAGTATTAAATCAAAGATATAATCAAGTTTTTTGTAGCAATCAAAAGTTGAGCCAAGTACTTCAAGTTTGGAACCATATTCATTTTTAGCATGTGAAGTTATGATTACATTCATATCAAGCCTTAATAGTAAATTAATTAGGTGCTTGACTTTTTTATTAGCCTCTCCATAATGCCTACCAAATTCTGTGCCTACTTTTAGGGCTGATTTATCTAATAAATCATTATAGAGAATTGTTAATGAGTCTATAACCAGTGTTTTAAAATCATGCTTTGAAGTTAGTAGCTCCTTTACCTGTTCTACTAACTCATCAAAGTCTTGTGTAATCAATACAGCACCATCACCTTTGTTAATCAATTCCACATACTTTTCTTTATCAGTAGTTCCTTCAGTATCGATGATATAAGGCTTTGGAAATTGAATAGCCAATGTTGTTTTTCCAACCTTAGCATTGCCATACATAAACAATTTTAATCTATTGTTCTTAACTACTGGTTTTGTTGCTTTTAAAGCCATCTCACTTCTCCTAAATTATGACCATTTAAGGTCTGCTGATATATTCCCGATGGGCAATAACTATTTTTTCTTACTAAACGTTTAGTAAGCATTTAGTCGGTAAAAATAACCATTGCAAATGAGGAATTTATCTGCTATCTCGATAGCAATCGGCATGGCAATACCATTCACCGCTGTCTAGTTCTTTAGACGACCATTCCAGATCATCATGGCTTATTTCATCATCTGAAATTATCTCCAGAGTGTTTCTGCCGCATCCACAGCATTCACGTAAAAAATTATCCTCATTAATTGAGTTCTTAAAATACAATCTATCTTTAGGTAGCAAGCAGTCTTTCATAATCATTTTATTTTCCTTATTATTTATTAATACTTTGACGTCATAACATCACCTGAGCTTTGATCGATATAGGAATACATATCGTTCTCGTTATACATGCTCATGAGATAGTCTTCACAAGCTGTATCAATGACTTTTTGAAGTGATTTTTTATAGTAGTTGATTATGTTATTTCGAGTAATTTCTGCAAATCGTTCACGATTCTCAAGAGTATTGTCTTTAAGCATGGCAAGTAATGCACAGGTGTATTCATTGTCGATTGAGAAATCATTGCCATGAACACACTCATTAAGTTCTCTATCGGTGTAATCAATGTATAGGCGTGCAAGCTCATTCTGATCTGAATCAGATATATCGCAAAGAAACAGGTTGTACATGCCAGAGTACTTATCGTATTTAGCATAGTGCGCAACCAAATCTCTTGCATAAAACTCAAGATTTTTTTGGTGATTCAAGTTTGTCAATCCTTTGACATAATGAGTATTTAGCTTATCAAATCTATCTCGTAAGGTCATTTTATTTCTCTCTATTTTGTTAACTTGAGAGAATGTTAATATATAAAACTTACATAGTCAAGTTATTTTGCATATTAAAAATAAGATGAAATATAATTGTGTTAAGTTTAATTTTTTATGGTATATTTCTCGAAAAGGAGACCGCCATGACATTAGAAGAAGCATTACAACATTTCCCAACGGGTTATAATTTGTGTAAAAAACTTAAAATAACATCAACAAATGTTAATATTTGGAGAAAAAACGGGTTTATACCTCTTAAGCAGCAATTTTTAATTAATCGTCTTGTGGGTATCGATATGCCTATTGATTTGAATAAAGAAGAGATGTATTTAAGGTTGTCTAAATCCAATTCACAGCAGCAATAGGAGTTAATATCATGGATGACGTTAAGGATATGATTCATGATGAATCATTAGCTAAATTGTTAAGGTCTAATTTGTCATGCTACATTGGCAAGAGCATGACGGTTGAATCTTTAGATGAAATTACTAAACAGATTGTTGAGTCTATTAATTTTTCTTTGAGAGAGTTAGGGGGTAAGGGTGAATAATCTATGATTGATTTAGGAGTTCACAAAGAAAATCTAGAGGAATCGCTTGAAAAAGTTAAGGAAGCATCTGAGCACTTTTTCTGTAATTTAAATATTATTTATTCCGAATACACTAAAAATATGGATAATTTCCATGTTTATGGTTGTTTAATTGATAGAGTTTTATGTGAAGCAGAGGCAATTAAATCTTTTTTTAATCTTTATTACTATTTTAGAAGTCTAATAATTGAAACAGAAAAACAACCTTAGATTTACCTTAATGTTTAAGGCATAATTAAATACCTGGTGGGTACATCATGTATCCCCCCAGTTAAGTTCAGAGTGAATATTAACATCCGCCAAGATAACCTATTCATTCTTTAAAAAAACCGGATGCCAAGGTTTGGCAAATAACGGCTACAAGCATCCATACACAGAGTGATTATATCATGACATTTATAAAAAAAAACCTAAACAAAGAAATTATTGCATTATTTTCTGGACAATCAAGCACAATAACAATTCCAAAACTTTATATACAACTCACAAAAAGCCATTCTTTAGCAAGTGTTCTTAACCAATGCGTATTTTGGTCAAATAAATCCTCCTGTGATCACGGTTATTTTTATAAAACTTACAAAGACTGGTTTGATGAAATCAATATCCCTGAAAGGACTCTTAGAAGATATTTAAATAAACTCGAATCCATAGGGTGGATCCATTCTAAAGTTAAAAAAGTTCTTGGAAAAAATACCAAGCATGTATCCCCTGATATGGATAAAATCATTGATTCAATATCACTCATGTTGAGTGTAGATTGCCCCATCCGGCCAATGTGTCCGGATGGGTTAGAACCAGAGCAACCCCACTGTACAAAAGTTGCCCCAACCGGCCAAAGTGGCCGTTCGGAACCGGCCAACTTGTCCGTTTCGGAGGGTTCTATCTCATTATATACAGAAGATCACTTTCAGAAGAAAAAGAGATCTATTGTCGATTTTGAAAAATCGACGAAAAATAAAAAATCTGTTTCAAAAGTTAAAGATTATGAAAAAGATGATAGGTTTATGAGTTTTTATGATGCATATCCTCGTCATGATCAACCTTGGGACGCATGGAAAGCTTTTAAATCTTGCGTTGGAAATGATGATGATTTGCTAAATAGAATTTTAACGGACTTAGAGATTCGTAAAGAAAAACACACTCAATGGAAGGATAAGCAATTTATTAAATTGCCAGCAGGTTATCTTCGTTCTGGTCAATTTCTTGGTGAAATTTTTAATGCTCAAGATGAATTAAAGCAAAAACAAGAGCACGATCGAATCGAAAATGAGAGAAGGCTAGCTGAACAAGAACGTTTGTCTCAAAAACGCGCCGATGAAATTAGAATAAATGAGCAATTAAAATCTACCGATGGAAAAACTTATAGGAAAATAATTAAAGAAATATCTAGGATTCCAGGAGAACGCTCAAGTGGATTGCAAAATCTTAGACGTTCAGTTGGGCTCGTTTAGGTCTTAACATGTTAACGGAAAAGGAATGCAAAAAAATACTATTCAATCTGGGTATAGAGTTAGGAGTATCACCAAACCTCATATCAACGCGTCTGTTAGACGATTATGATAAGAGTAATATGATGACAGTGGATTTTTCGATCGAGTCTCTAAGAGCTCATATAGAGGTTTGGAGGGATTCTGGGATGCCTGATTATGCTAATGGTAAACCATGTAGTTTGTATGTGAAGAAATAAAGAAACGTCCTTGTTAATTTATTGTTATTATGAATTTATATAATCCACTTGAAGCCATGTGCCATTAAGCTTAATAAGCCTAAGAAGCCCGTTCCCATTAGTCCTAATATCCATTTTTGTTGTGACTCTATTCGTTCTAGAGTTTTAAATAAATGACTGTCGTTGTTCTTTAAGATTTCAATGTCTAATTGCTGTTGAGTAAATAATTTTTGTTCTATCATGATTTTTATACTCTATTTTTTAGTCAATTGTCTTTGCATCGTTTAACCAATCATCGAACATATCAAACAACATGTTTTCTGATAACCCTCTGCCCTCATATCTTTCTGGTCTTTCATTCATGACTGATTCCCAGTATTCGTACGCGTCATGTTGATCTTCAAATAGCCTGTATCTGTCATTTGGAAACCATGAGAAAAAGTCACTCATGTCATAACGCGCTCGGTTAAGTAGTCTGTATATTCTAGCTACCTCGAATCTTTCTGTATCTACTATGTATGATGTCATTTTTTTATCCATTGATTATGTGTGTTGTCATTATTCGTAAACCTCTAATGTATCTACGCGCCCATTCATCACTCTTATTTTGAACTTAGATCCGTCAAAAAATTTCTTATAATGCCAACGATTAAAGTTTAAAAATTTTAATGCAGTCTCATTATCCATGTGGCTTGTTAGTATTTGTTCAATCATTGTTAATCCTTTTTCGTTTGCTATTGCCATTACTTTTTGTGCTAATGTTTTCATTTTGTTCTCCACTTTATAGCGACCATTAGGCCGCCGTTTCTCTTTCTAACCACATCTTTGCATATTCACTTCCTTGTGCTGCCTTTTCCTTCATATACTCAACATATTCGATTTCTCTTTGTTTACGACGAGCTTTGGTTTCTTTTGCAGCTTGTTTCATTTCTTGTGCTCTTGTCATTTTCTTTCCCCACTTAGTTAATGTTGCTTTGTATGTAAGTAATTATATACATATTAAGTTATATAGTCAACACTTATTTCTGTATATTTTAAATATTTGTGATATTATTTTATCATTGATGATTTATAGGGATATTTATGGCTGATAAATGTATTCGATGCGGTGGAAGTGGAATGTATATGGGTAATGGTATGATTATGACTGAGTGTAATTTGTGTCAGGGAGATATTCATCCTGTAAAAAAGAAGTTTCCTCCACTTGAGAAGATTGACAGACGGAGTAAATCTTATAATAATGCTATTAGTGATATTATGAGCACATCAAATATTAGCAGAGTTGAGGCTGTTAAAGTGTTTGATGAGACTTATAACAATGTATAATGATATATAGCATAAAATGGTTATAAATTATGGAACGAGGAAGGCCAACAAAATATACAGATGAACTTGCAGATGAAATATGCGATGTTGTTTCTGCATCTGAACTCGGACTTTTACATCTCGTGAACTTAAATCCTCATTGGCCTGACAGGTCAAATATATTTAAGTGGAGGTTGCGACATCCATATTTTCGAGATAGATATCTTAAGGCAAAACAAGATCAAGCCGATGTTGTTGTTGAATATATGCATGAATTAATGAATGAACCTCATGTTTATTTTAACCCTGAAACAGGTCAAAATAAAGTTGATTCTCCTTTATTAAAGCTTAAGTTAGACCATTTTAAATGGCATGCTGCTAAACTTAAGCCAAAAGAATATGGTGACACAAAACAATTAGAAACCGTAAACACTGATATATCAGATGATTGCAAGAAACGTTATCAAGACCTTGATGAAAGAAATAAGAAAGAATATTGATATTTAATATGTTTAAATATATAAAAAAGATAATTCGATTCTTCTCCCCTAAACCCTGTACTAAATGTCTAGAATTAAACATTGGTAATCCTGATAAGAATCCATACATGTGCCATGATTGTTATAATCATTGGTGTATAAAGTGATTGACTACGATAAATTAAAACTTGCGCATGAATTGGCAAGACAATATTACTTAATGACACTTAAACAGATTTCATTTTCTATTGAGCCCCTTGAAAATCATACAGAGTACACCTTGTCTTTAAATCATGAGGATATTGATGCATGGTCAAATATAGACGAACTCATATCTAAACTACAAGAATTAACCGCCGAACTAAAACCTAAGTATAAAGTTGGTCAATTCGTTTATTATTGTTGTGATAACGGCGATATCTGCAACGGGATAATAAAAGGAATATTTAAGGATATTAATGGAAAAGATATTATTGAATTAGAAAATCCAAATGCCCGTCTATTTATTAATTCTATCTATCCTTCTCGTGAATCACTTATCGAAGAACAAATAGAATATTGGAAATCATTAAAAGATAAAACTCCAAGAGAAAAGTTTAAAGATGAAATAGAGAAATATAATAATGAATGCAAGGAGTGTGCACCAAGATTTGAATGTCCAAGATGCAATAAATCATGGTCATCTTGTCAATGCAAGTTGGAATGCGATCATGAAAGTGATAAAAAGTTTTATGCAAATATAGGCGGAATAATGCGGTCAATATCTAATAATCGATTAGTACTTAATGCTAAATATGAACTTTATGCAAAATGTAAAAAATGTGGTGAGTTTTATAAATGAATGATTTAGAAGAAAAAATAATTTCAGTTTCTACAGGATTAGCTCTTGGAGATGATTATTTTGCACAACAAGAATACATGGGTTCACATGATTTTATTCCAGTAGTTCATTCTTTGATTAATGAATGCAAAGATAGAATAAACAAACCTGGTATATATGAATTTAAACTTACAGTAAGTAAATTGAAATGAATGAATTCACGTTAGATGAACTTAAAAGAATCTGTCAATTTTTTAACATTGCAATAGAAGATTTCAATGAGCCTGATAGCACGTACGAGCTTAGAGACAAAATCCAACTCATGATTGATAATTATTGTGAACACAATAATTCTGGTGAAGGATATAATTGCACTGAATGTCGAGATTGTGGGGTCAGATGGTAATGAATGATTTTTCGAAAGAAGAGCTAGAATTGTTACAGACCGCTCTTAGTGAAATAGACTACTCAAATCCATTATGGGAAAAAATACAATCCATGATTGATAACTATTGCGAACATGAGTGGGAATTTTACTTAAGTCCTAATATCAATATTCTAAGATGCAATAAATGTAATAAAGGATATGATGAAAATCAGTGAAAAACAAATCATGCGTTTATTACAATTATTTGCATTGTCAATTGACTATAATTTAGATACATATGAGCTTGAAGAGTCTAAGTTATTAATGAGTGAAATTTATAATCAACAATCAGAAGAATTAAAGGATATAACCGATACCTACATGAGGTCGGAGTGCTAAAATTATGGGACGGAGCTCGAAAAGACGCTCGTGATCGAAGGGCGCCTCATTTTGCTATATACGGGGCTGAATGAACAAAGTAAGCTAACGAGGTTGGTGCAGGTGAAAGACCTGCCGTCCCACCAACAACAACTTTATATGAACAATAATGTCGATAAAACTATTAATTTTCGACACATCGATACAACATGTCGATTGTATAGATACAAATTTAAGTTATAAGGTTTTTAAAATGAAAATTGATACATGGAAAATGTTAATAACAATTACATTGTTGGTTATTTCAATATCAATGTTGACTAATGGTCTATTGATTAAAAGAATTATGTGTAAATTAGACTATTTAGAAAAAGAATTACTGGAGATAAAAAAATGGAAGAATGTCAACGATGCCATGAAGTAGATGAGGATAGGCGTACTATTAGCATGGCTTGTTTCTATGATATGGATGAATTGGGTATTCCATTTAAACAAGAGTTAATGAAATCAGAATTAAACGATCAAACTAAGAGAATTTATACACTAAGAGTGTGTAAGCAATGCCGAGGGTCTTGGATGGCGTCCCAGGTAAACTGGTTCCATGGTGTTGATGCCACCCAAGATTCCTGTGGTAGTGGTATATTCATAAGAGAATATGGCGCTGTTAGAGAAATTACAGAAGAAGAATGGAATAATAGAGTTAAAGATGGTAAGGCAACATATAAATCAAACGAATATAGGTGTTATGCTGATAAATTAGTTAATGATAAGGATACTCCAAATAACAAGTAATATTTAAAGGTTGAAAAAAGGATTTTATGAGATACCTTGATGATGAGTTTGAAGAGTTGAAGGAATGGTTAGATTCTCACAAAGAACCAGATGGCTCTATAATATTATCCAAACACCCGAAATTATGTGAATATCTTGAAAGGATTTATAATCCTAAGCGTATATAAATGATTGATTTAAATGAAATAAAAGGTTTGGGAGAAACAGTTAACTTTAAAGGGACTTGAATGGCATACCTAGATAAAACCTTCTGTGCATCATCAGATTGCCAAAATGAATGTGGAAGACGCATGACTGATTTAGAGCATGAGCGATTGATATATCTTAATGAAGACATGGTTTCATACGGTTATTTCTGTGGTGAAAATGATATAGATACAGAATATTCAGAAACCCGCACAATTTGAGCTTACGATTGCCATTGCAGAGGCCTGGCGGGTTTATCAGATAGATTATAATTAATTCCTTCCCTCATATCAAATGGTCTTTGACAATAACATTTATGACACATATCGATGAAGTACATTCCAGATTTATCTAAAGTCTTCTTCCACTCATGGTGGCACTCAACCCCATGATACATTATATAATCATCACAGCACATTATAATCAATCCTTGATTACTGATTGTTAGATGCTATCATTCTTAGCATATTAATTAAATATTTGATAAGGAATAATCAAGGGAAGTCTGAATGGACCATTTGGGAAATATAAGGTATCGAAGAATTTAAACAATCCAAATATTACTCCCAGAAACTTACGACGAATAATGAGCAAATATCCTAATGATTTAGTGTTACAAAAAAAATAAAAGAATAATTAGATAAATATAAAACCTGATTATTGTAATAATCAGACTTAGTAACATGGATCCAGTATTTATAAGGATTCTTGCTTATACCAATTCGGCTTTTATTGGTATAAAATTGTTACCAACATATTGTATAAAATAAATACCAATAAATTAATCAATTATTAATCAAAAATAACAAGAAAAGGTAAATATGTGAAATCAAAGATATCTCTATTAAAACGGTACATAGAAAAGCAATCAGATGATCCAAGTTTATGGTTTGCAGCTTGCTTTATATCTGAGATGTATCTTCAGAAAGAATTAAGGCGCATCGCGTGGCTTATTGAAGAGGCGAGTAATGAGGAAATAGAGTTGGAGATAAATAAATACGAAGAGCGACATGTCACTTACCATTGAAGATGAAGCAATCGCATCTAAGCTTCGTGGTAGTTTCCTGGAGTTTACAGAATTCTTTTACCCTATACTAACTGGTCGTAAGTTTATTGTATCAAACCCCATAGGTCGTGAATCACACCATATCATCATAGCTCGCGCCCTAACATCTGCTGCACGACTTGAGATACCTAACCACAAGCTCTTAATCAATGTAAGTCCAGGCTCAGGAAAATCCACCTTACTTGCTATGTGGGTAGCATGGACCATGGCAAGTTTTCCAGATTCAAGGTTCTTATACATATCATACTCTAAAGTGTTGGCGGCAAAGCATACAGAGACAATTAAGCGTATTATGCAGTTATCCCAATATCAATTTTTATTTAATGTAAGGATTAGACATGACAGCAAAGCTAGAGAGTATTTCCAGACTACAAATGGCGGGGCTGTCGCAGCATTTGGTAGCGGAGGTGCGATTACTGGCCAGGACGCTGGATTGCCAGGGCTTAACAGATTTTCAGGCGCGGTCATTATTGATGACGCACATAAACCAGATGAAGTACATAGTGACACAATTCGAGTATCAGTTATCGACAATTATCGAGAAACAATACAGCAAAGGGCACGTGGTATCAATGTTCCCTTCATTTTCATCGGACAAAGACTCCATGAAGACGACTTAGGGTCTTATCTCATTAATGGAAAAGATGGATATAAATGGCATCACGTGATTCTTAAAAGCATAGATGAGGCAGGAAATGCACTTTATCCTGAAGTAGACACACTTGCTAAACTCTTGAAGAAGCAAGAGACAGACCCTTATGTCTTTGCTTCCCAATATCAACAAGACCCAATTCCTGCAGGTGGCGCACTCTTTAAGCCTGAATGGTTTGTAATATTAGATGAAGACCCACAAATCATTTATAGCTTTATTACCTGTGATACCGCCGAGACTTCAAAATCATACAATGATGCAACAGTTTTTAGCTTTTGGGGAATTTATGATATTGAATCTTATGAGGTTAAGACGGGTCAATATGGTCTTCACTGGATAGATACATTAGAGTGTCGTATTGAACCAAAAGACTTAAAAGATACATTTTTAGAGTTTTGGTCTCAATGCATGCGTTATAAACAGCCTCCACAGATGGTTGCTATTGAAAAAAAATCCACAGGTGGTACCTTGCTTAGTTTAATCGATGAAATTAGAACGATAAGAGCTGTTGATATTCCACGCACTCGAGAACAAGGTAATAAAACCAAAAGATTCTTAGCTGTTCAGCCTTATATTGCAGAAAGAAGAATATCTTTCCCTAATAATGGTCGCCATGTTAAGTTATGTATTGAGCATATGAGCAAAATTACAGCAAATGAAACACATCGCTGGGATGATATTGCAGATACAGCAGCAGATGCAATCAGGATTGCCTTGATTGAAAAGACATTGATATCATCACATGTGAATGCTACAAATTATAATGAAGTAGCACGTGATTTATCAAGTCACACGAATAAAATTCAAAGATTAAGGAAAAGTGCTTATGTTAGGTAAGCAAATGAGTTAAAATGGTACGACTGAGAGAAAGGATTTCTCTTTATAGGAGCTACAATGACAAAGGATGTAGCAAATCGTTACCAGGATAATCTTGCTCGCATTAAAAAATCAGTTAGAAATGCGCATGATTATTTTAAGAGTAACTACGATCGCTATACTGAATATAGAAAGTTTGTATTTGAATCATCACTTACAAATGATGAAGTAACTCTTCTTATGACTATGGGAAGACCACAACTAGAATTCAATGTTCTAGAAGCCTATCTTAGCCGATTACTTGGTGAGTTCTCAAAGCAAGAGCCAGATATCGAGGTCAATGCTTATGATGAAGACCAAGCCGATCCTATCACTATAAAAGTTGTTGAGCAACATCTAAAGCATGTCTTTATGGACAATGATAATGAGCACCTGCGCTATGAAGTTTATAAGGACCTACTATCTGGTGGTTTTTCAGCCGTAAAGGTATATACTGATTATGAACATCCCATGTCTATGAATCAGGTTATCAAATTCACAAAATGTGAGCCAACATTAACTGGGTTTGATAAGCTTGCGCGCATGTCTCATAAGGGGGATGGTAGCTTTTGCTTCGAGTTATATCCAAAAAGCAAAGATGAATTCATGGTGGAATATCCTGATATCCCAACTAATTCATTAAGTTTTAGGCGAGATTTCGCAGGGTTTAATTGGTCATATCTTAATGACAATAGTAAAATCATAGTAGTTGCTGATTATTACGAGAAAAAACAAAAAGAAGAAACAATAGTACAGGTACGTGACGGCAAGGTCATGACTCAATCAGCTTATAGGAAATTAGTTGATGAATGGGATGATATTACTGTTCCGCCATCCTTAGTTGGCAAACCTCGTAAAACCATTCTTGATAAGATTGTGCGTTACAGGTTAATCGAGAATCAAGTTTTAGAATATGAAGAAACGGATTTCTCCTTTCTTCCTATTGTCTTTATCGATGGTAACTCCTTGATGATAAAGACACCATTGAATGGCAATATACACCAGGTAACGAGGCCCTATGTTTATCATGCAAAAGGTGCGCAAAGGCTTAAGAATTATGCGGGTATTTCGCTTGCGAATGAGATTGAAAATACGGTACAGCATAAGTTCATGGTGGCAAAAGAGGCTCTACCTAAAGAGGAGCAATTTCTGGATGCATACAAGGATGTTCAGAAAGAATCCGTATTGGTTTATAACTCTGTGCATGAATCAAACCCTGAGATGCCTATCAGCAATCCTATCCGAGAGGTTCAAAGAATTCCAGCGCCACCGGAAATTAGTCAAGCCTTTACCGGATCAGATTCACTTATCCAAAATGTATTGGGTTCATACGATGCTTCTCTTGGCATTAATAATAATCAATTGTCTGGTATTGCAATCGTAGAAGGTGCCTCACAATCTAATGCAACTGCGATGCCATATGTAGTTGGGTGCCTCCAAGGATTTCAGCGTCTTGCACAAGTCTATGTGGATTTAATGCCTAAATATATGACTACACCTAGAACAATTCCAATAATAGATGAGGATGGAAAAAGACATTTTGTAAAAATTAATCAATCCCAAGGCATGCCAATGGAATTTGATACCAATGTATTAAATGTGGCTATCAAAGCGGGGGCAAGCTTCCAGGTTCAAAAATCAAGAACCATTATGATGATTAAAGAGATGATGGGCATGTCTCCTCTATTCTCACAATTTATGGCTGAGAAGGGATTAAACTTTATTCTAGACAATATGGAAGGAAAAGGCATAGAAGAGCTTAAAGCGCTTACCAAAGAATGGGTTGAGCAATACCAGAAAGAAAAGGCTCAGGCCATGCAGGCTCAACAACAACAAGCACAACAAAATCCAGCTGCTATGAAAGGTCAGATTGAAATGGCTAAAATGCAGCAAGCACAGCAGAAATCACAAATGGATTTTCAATTAGATATGGCGAAATTAGAACAAGATGAGAAGAAAATTATGGCAGACTTGCATTTGGGGAAAGAATCGGCCAATGTACAATTGGTAAAGGCATTAACCGAGCGCTTTGCAAAGCAAGTTGATTTGGAGTTACGAGGGCATGATCAACATCATAGGCATACAAAAGAAGCTATTGAAACACACCATAATATAAAGAAAGACCATGAAAAGCACAGAGCCAGAGCACATTGAGAATCGGTACCCAGACGGGTACAGTGATTCGATTACATTTGAGGAGTTTGTCAAGGAACTGACAGGCTCTACTTTTGAACAAGTTTACAAGGACTATTTAATTCACGGAGCGAATTATGAACAAAAAAGTGACCTGGAATGATCTCCACTCTGCCACCTTTAAAGAACTGAAAAAGACTTATAAACTTGATAACAGAGAACTTGAACGTGCAGTTCAAAATCATTTGGTTGGTGCTAGTGCTCAGGAGAAAAGAGAATTGTATAAGACGGTTTGGGATAAAAAGGATAAATGAGATGCCACTTAAGAAAGGTGCTAAGCCTGGTAGCAAAGGATTTAAAGATAATATTAAAGAGATGGTAGATGCAGGGCATCCAGTCAAACAAAGTGTAGCTGCTGCTTATAGCGAAGCGGGTCAGAAGAAGAAGAAAAAGGTTGCAAAGAAAAGATGAAAACTATAGCATCTCTAAAAAAGGAGGCGCTATGCATAAAACTAAAACAAATAATGATCCAAGAAAATACGTTCCTGGATATTGGTTAAAGAAAATAGAAAACACACCGGAAAATAGATTTAAACTAAAGTGTAGTGAACCAGATATAAATGGCTGTATAAATTGGCTAGGATATACAAGGCCAAAAGGTTATGGAACAATGGGATTAAATGGCAAACCAGTATATGTTCATAGGTTTGCATTCGAATTACATTTTGAAGTGAAAGTGCCTGAAAACACTTACGTCGCTCATAAATGTGATAATAGAAGATGTGTTAATCCAGAGCACTTATTTTTAAGCTCAGCAAAAGTTAACACAAAAGATATGTTTAATAAAAAAAGGGATAGATGGTCAAAAAACCCAATTTTAACGCATGATCATCGTAAAGAAATTTACGAAAAAATATTGAAAGGGCATTCAATATCTAATCTTGCATTGTCTTATGGTGTTAGCAAAAGTACTTGCTATAAAATTTATTATCAATTTAAGGACGAATAAAATGAAAGAACATAAAGATCACAAAGAACATAAAGCTCATGAGCACAAAGAACATGAGCATAAAGCCCATAAAGCCCATAAAGCGCATAAAGAAATTCATCATCATCACAAAGAGATGCACAAACATCACTCCAAGGAAATGCGCCATCACGAAGCTATGATGAAGAAACATGAGCATCACGCTAAAAAAAAATGAGTCATGAAGATGAGCAACAAGATAAAGCGTTGGTTAAAAAAATGGTTAAAAAGGCTTGTCTTAAATGAACAACAATTAAAGGCAGATGAAAATGTATAACAGACCAAAAAAGCCAGATGTTAAAATCGATAAAAGTCCTTATAATAGACGAGAAGAAGCGTCTATGGGAAAGGCCTTTAAGTCAGTTGAAAAAGGTGTTAAGCCTGTAGCCAAAGATACCAATAAAACAAGACGTAAAGTTACTCGTGCAAGAATTGTCGGGGAGACTGTAAAGAAAGTCAAACCGGCACCAAATCGCGATCTTAAAAAAGTTATGAAAAAACCTATTAAGACCGATTGCTAAGGAGACCAAAATGTCTGAACATTGGATAAAAGGGGCTATTCGTCATAAAGGTGCTCTTCATAAAACTTTAGGCGTACCACAGGGTGAAAAAATCCCTGAAAAGAAGCTAGAAAAAGCTGAACACAGTAAAAATCCGCTGACCAGACGTCGTGCGAATTTGGCCGAAACATTGAAAAAACTTAGAAGTCATTAAAAATTAACCATTATAATAAGGATATTAAAATGAAGAAACATCACGAACATCACCCTATGTCTGGTATGATTGATAATCGAATGGTGCATGATAAGCATCAAGAAGGAATTGAACGGGTTAAGCAACGTCGCTCTGAATACAATCCCAAAGATTGTGAAGGACATCATGGTAAAATGGGTCGCGGTGATAAGGCACATTGGAGTCGTAAGGGTGATTCATTAACTCCACGTAAAGCTTAAATTTAATTTATTATAATGGACTAAAATAAAATGACTAATATAATTCAATTTCCAATGCCAATTCCTGTTACCAATGGGAATTATCCTCAATTTAAATTTGCAGTATTTGGAGATAATCTATCGACTGTAACAACGGCAGGATATCTTAATGCGGCTGCCATTCAGGCTGGTATTCCTTTATCTAATGCTGATGTTATCATGGCATTATATAGTTTTAATACACAAACAGTGTCAGGTACTTTTGGGATATTCACCTGTAGTATATCAGCCTCTAATGGTCAGATTACTTTAACTGAGTGGGCAAACCCAGGGGACGCCGTACTGCCTACGACTGCCAATTATTTGGCGCATTTTACCAATACTACAGGCACAATATCTTCTGCCGCAGGAAATGTAACGCAACCTGGTAGCATTGCAGCAGGATTAAGTGGAACAGCTGGCACCGTCTCGTCTTTTCCTGGAACGGCTTCTAAAGGTTCTTTAGTCCTTGCAGCTGTAGCTAATACTGGTAATACCACAACCACAATAAGCAACCTTGCAATGGGACAGGCAAGTGTAATCAGTATTCCCGATCCGGGTGGTGCTACCGCAGATTTTGCCATTGCAGCTGCGGCTTTAGTGAATAATAACTTGATTAAAGCAAGTGGAACAGCTGGCCTTATCGCTGATGCAGGCATTGCTTCTAGTGCTGTTATGCAAACAACGGCCGTTAACACAATGACAGGTTCAGGTCAAATCATACTTGTAAAGGCAAATGGTACAGAAGCAGCTAATGCGGTAACTGCAAGTGGTAATGCAGGAGTTATAACCACATCTTCATTAACAACTGCAGGTGGTGCAAACTATGCCATTACTTGGACTAATACCTTAATTACTTCAACCTCTGTGATTGGGTTAACCATACAAGGTGGAACCAATAGTGCTACACGAAACATCACATTTACTGTTTTACCGGGATCTGGAACTGCAACCCTTACAATATATAATAATACTGCGGCTACATCGCTTAACGGAACTATCCTTATAGGATATACAGTGCTCTAGTTGTATTGAATTGGGCAGGTTTATTCTCCATTTTCCTGCCCTGATTCATTTATAATTCTTCGTCATTACAACCATCAATAACCCATTTTATGGCTCTTTTATGCCCAGACATTGCTTCATCCCATGTCGAATATCTATCTAGATAAATTTCTAAATTCTCATCTCCAGTGAAGATCATTGTTTCAAATAATATTGGTGCGGTATTATTTATATTGGTAAATACATTATGATCTACACCAAGCCAAACCGTTGATATTCTTTTATCCGAAATATGATCACAAGCTAGTGTTTTTTTAGAAACATTTTTGTGATTAAAATATTGATTTGACCATTCCCTAATCGTACAAGGTCGATATGTATGGTCATCATTTAAGAAATATAAATTGCTCATTTATTATCCTTTAATTTTTCTTTAAACCATTGCTCAACATTTTCTTCTTTGTAATATACTTTACCATGTAATTTATGGTACACAGGGCTATTATGGCTATATCTAGCACGCCTAAACCATTGAGTAGATAGTCCATATTTAGAAGCTATTTCCTTTTCTCTAAGATATTTCTCGCCTGAGATTATAATCATTTTATCATCCTTAATCAAATGTACTCCTATCGTTCCTTTTAAAGCATAAAGCATTCAAAGTTATAAATCAGCATCCATATATATTCATTGGTCATCAATTATAATCAAAATTATTGTTAATAATCCAATAGTTAAATAAATTCAGAGGGTGACCACCGGAAAATGATAAAGCCAGGGATGGCGATATTTCCGTGTCATCGAGACTCTTGCGATATGAGAGGGGCGTTAATAGCGTGATGGCGAAATAATCCGAGACCTGTGCGACATGCAGAGGAACTACCGTAGCGGGGCAAAAGCTGAAGGGATTTTATGGATAATAGTGTTATGGATAATGCGTCTGATACAAGTCAGGCATCAGTTGAACCGATTGCTCAAGTTATCGAGAAATCGATTCCACAGTCTCAGGTTAATGAAATAGTTGGCAATGCTAAGAGAGAGGCAGCAGAACGCGCGGTAGAGGCATACAAGAGGTCTCAGGCACAAACTGCAATCAGCTCTCAAAGTACGACTAATCATGAACCTAGCCAATATCGCAATATGTCTGAAGAAGATATAAAGCGAGTTACAGATGATAGGATTAAAAGCCATTTTACGGAATTACAAAATGAGGCACAAGAGCGCTCAAATGTAGAGGCAGCTAACCGTATCGTCCGTATGTTTGGTGAAAAGATTATAGCCGGAAAAGACAAGTATGAGGATTTTGATTCTGTAGCCAATAGTGTAAGGATGGACCAATATCCAGGCGTTGTTCAGCTTTTAGCGGAACACGTGGATAATAGCGCCGATGTCTTATATCACTTGGCTAAAAATCGTTCTAAATTATATGATTTTGAAAGATTTTATTCAGATCGACCGGAAGATGCCGTTTACGAGATGAAGCGTTTGTCAGATTCAATAAAAGAAAATGATCAAAGCTCGCAAATGAAAAACTCTAAAGCACCATTGTCACAACAAAGACCTTCTAACACTGGCACGGATTCGGGTGGTTCTTTGTCTATGAGTGATTTAAAGCGTAAATATCGGGCATAGAATATTTCATCGAATCCTAACTTAAAGGACTAAAGTTAGGAGTAACTAACATGGCTGTTTTCCCTACAAATATTTTAAAACAGGTAGAAACATACCAACGATCAGGTTTGGCACTATTACAAAACTTATGTTGCCATATTTCAACATTCAATACTAAATTTAAAGACTTTGATAACATTCAAGCAAACCTAGGTTCTGTAGTAACCTTTGATTTGCCCCCAAGATTTACAACCACAGCAGGTTTGGTTGCAGCCTTTCAGCCAGCTGTTCAAAGAGTTCAATCTCTAGCTTGTGATCAGGCTAACAATACTTCTTTCGCTGTGACCTCACAACAAAGAATATTTAACTTGGAAAAAGGCGAAGAAGACTACATGCGAGTCTTTGGGAAATCAGCAATTGCTGAACTTGCAGCTTTAGTTGAAGGTAATATCGCTCTTAACTGGGCATCTGCAGTAGTTAGCCAACTAGACGGTACTACAAATACATTCTCAGGTCCTTATCGATATTATGGTAATGGTACAACTGCAATTAGCTCCTACCAACAATTGGCACAAGCCATTATGTTCTTTAAAAACTATGGTTCTGTAGCTGAAGGCATTAAGGTTTATCTGCCAGATACAGTGGTTCCTTCTGTTGTAGGTAATGGATTAAACCAATTTGTTCCACACCGTAATGATGAAATTGCAATGAGCTGGGAAGTTGGTGATTTTGGAACACCTCTTGTTTCATATTATCAATCAAACTTAATGCCAATTCATGTTTCAGGAAATACTGGTATTAACCAAAATACTTTGACCGTTGTTTCAACTAACGACCCAACAGGTCAAAATGTAACGCAAATCACTGTTTCTGGTGCTACTGCTAGTGATTCAAGCGCTGTTCTTGCAGGCGATTTATTTAGCTTCCAAGACGGTGTTAGTGGTCAGCCAAACATGCGTTACTTAACATTTATTGGACATTTCCCATCTGCAAACCCAGTCCAATTCAGAGCAACTGCCAATGCTGCTTCTAACTCTTCAGGTGTTGTAACAATTAACATAACACCAGCATTAAACTGGGCAGGTGGTCAAAACCAAAACCTAAATAATCCAATTGTAGCTGGAATGCAGATTCTTGGCCTACCCTCTCACAGATGTGGTGGTATTTTAGGTGGGGATGCTGCATATCTTGCTATGCCTCAGTTGCCTGAACAAAGCCCCTACCCAACTGCCAACGAATATGATGATGACACAGGTGCATCACTTCGATTGACATACGGTTCTTTGTTTGGTCAAAACCAAACTGGTATGATTTATGATGAAACCCATGGCTCAGTGATTGTACCTGAGTACTCCATGCGTTATGTCATTCCTCTATCACAAGGTTAATTAAGAGGCAGTCTTAGGGCTGCCATAACTAATTTATGAGGATATAAAAATGGCTACTCCACAAATACAAAATGAAACAATATACGCATTACCAAGACTATATACCCAAGGCTTGCAATTATCCGCAGCCTCAACTACCGTTATAGCTGTAGCTCCAGGGGCTGCTAGAGACTCTACAAACAGTATTGACATGGTTGTAGGGTTACAAGATTACTTTGGCATTGACCATCCTGCCGTTCAATTTAACGGCTATCAAGCTGGTTTGTTTGTTAACTCAGCGGTTAATGGGGTTAATGGTCTTGATACAGGTACAATTGCAGCCAGCACTCAGTATGCCGTGTACTTGATAGGTGATTCTCGCAATTATAATGTTACAGCAGCTGTTTTAAGCTTAACTAGTAATACCGCTCCTCTTCTTCCATCAGGCTATGATTCTTATAGACTTATAGGCTTTTGGGCAACAGATGGTTCAAGTCACTTTGTGTATGCTACCAATAAACCTCAAAATATCGGTGGTTTGTTGACATACTTTAATAACCCAGGTCTTGCCGTTCTAACTGGTGGTACTGCCACAAGCTTTACCGCAATTGACCTGACTACTAATGCTGCGGTTCCTACAACAACCTTGCAAAATGTGATAGTAACTTTCCTGGCTACATTTACTCCCGTAGCTGCTGGCGATACTGCGCAATTTAGGCCTACTGGTTCAACTGCTACCGGTAATCTGCCAACGATAACAGGGGTTGCAGCTGGTATTGCTCAGACTCAATATATTCAGGTAATTGCAGGGGTTGGATCGTCCAAGCCTGAAATTGATTATAAATTAACTTCAGGCAGTGATGCATTAACCTTAACAGTGGTTGAATGGGCAGGTGTATCAAATAGTGCATATCCTGCACTAGTGTAAGATAACAAGGAGCGGTAATTATGGGCCAAACAGCGCAACAGCTAATTACTCGCTCCTGGTTTTTATCAGGGATTGTAGCAAGAAACCTTCAAGTACCAACAGGAGACCAGATTTATGACGGTCTTCAAATGCTTAATGATTTGCTTAATTTCAAGCAAATTGAAACAGATTTAATCCCTTATTGGCAATATATAACATTCAATGCAGTTCCTCAGCAAGAATATTATTTTTTACCCAATGTTGCTGCCATTGAAGAATCTACATTTAATATTAATGTCGTGCGTTACCCCATGGTATCGACTTCTCGTAGTAATTATAAAGGTTCTAGTCGGGTAGATAATATCTATACTTTGCCATTTTCTTGGAACTATGAGCGTGGTGTGGGAGGCGGTACATTTGGGATGTACTTCATTCCTGATCAGCCCTATCCAATTAAGATGATGGTTAAGATATTTTTGGTTGATGTTGACTTGCAAACTGATTTGCAGGATGTGACCTCCACTTTTACCAATCAATATAATGTCCCAAATTATACGACTTATAGTTTTATTAATAATGGTATACAAGGATATGATTCTAGCTATATTGAATATTTAAGATACAGTTTGGCCAGGTATATGGCAAGTGAGTACGGAATTTTGTTCAATCCTGAGTCTGAAAAGATATATCAGTCTATGGCTAGAAAATTAATGTATATGGATCCGCCAGACTTGAGTGGAAAGAAACTGTCTATTTTGTATAAGGACTCCAACCCAGGTTACAATTGGGGAGATTGCAATTTGGGGCATGGTTGGCGCCCGTAAGTAATTGATTTTAAAGGATTTTTATTTATTTACCATTAATAGTTGAATCCCGGTGATAGTCCATTAAAAGTATTGTTTAGCCTAATATTATAATATATAATGCTCCTGAATTAATAAAGGGAGTAAAAATGTCAGATGAAATAGTAAAAATTTGTAAGATACATGGCCCATTAAAAATTGATCAAACTAGAAAAGATGGTCATTTATTTAGATGTAAAAAATGTAGGATTGAGACCAATAAAAAATCTTATGATTTAAACAGAGAAAGCAGGATTGAGTATTCTATTAAATGGAAAAAAGAAAATAGACCACATCATAACGAATGGGAAAGACAAGATAGGATACTTAATCCTGATAAATATAAACGTTATGAAGAAAATTATATTAAAAAACATGGAATCATTAAGGTAAGAAAGATGGAGGTTTCAAGAATTCATGGATTAACATTGGAGGAGTACGATTCATTATTTGAAGAACAAAACCATAGGTGTAAAATTTGTGGGTTAGAAGAGAAGAGAAAAGGAAAGAGCGGAGATATAGCTCCCTTATGTGTTGATCATTGCCACTTATGTAGGGATGAAGGACACAAAGGATTATTAAATGTTAGGGGTTTACTTTGTCATGAATGCAATAAAGGACTTGGTGGCTTCAAGGATGATATGGACTTACTGCATAAAGCAGTTAATTATTTAAAAAATCATATACATCTTTAGGAGTTATTATGTCTGACAAAATAAATGAAATTTCAGAAGTTTATTTAAAAATGATTTATGATATTAAAAAAATGCAAAATGATTTATGTCCTATATGTAAAAACGACATAGAAAAACCCTATGCTGATATGGATGATGATCATTATTGCCATTCTGTTACATGTTTTGATTGTTACTGTATTCTAACTACTAGTAATTATGATAAGGACTTACTAGTAAATATAATAAAATACTTGAGGAAAAGAGATAGAATATATAAGCAAAATCAAAAATACTTACAGCAACACGAACACATCAAGGATGATGCAATCGGAATCATCCAATGATAAGAGAACAAGAAATATATGTTGACCATGAAGTAAGAATTAGGTTACTAGAAAAAACAGTTGGAGATATCAAAAAGCTAGGTTTTTGGATATTAGGAACAATTATCGTAGGTATAGCCTTACCAATAAGTTTACATTCATATGGATTAATTTAAAGTAATAGCCAAGGATGGTTCAACCAGGAGTCATCCATGAATAAAGATACAGAAAGTTATATAGAGCATGAAGTAAGAATTAGGTTGTTAGAAAAGATATCGGAAAAAATCGATATAAGATTTGAGAATTTAGAAAATAAAATTGATTCTCATTTTAAATGGACTCTAGGAACAATGATTGCATTATTTGGGAGTACGTTTTTACCATTGTTTGGTGGAATAATATTACATATGGCAAAGTTAATTTAACATGTTTTAGCCAAGGACGGTTATGATAGAGAATCAAGCAATAATAGAAAAGCAGATATATCTAGAGTCTCGTCTGGCAAGAGTTGAAGCGAGTACTATTCATATTGAAGATGACATAAAAGAAATAAAGAATTCATTGCGCTGGCTAACTGGTATTATATTTAGCATAAATAGTGCTACATTAGGTGTAGTTACCAAAGGATTTGGACTATTCTGATGATAACTCGTGGACAGAACTTCAAGAAATTTCCCTTAAATATAGTTGGTAGCTCTGTTTTTGGTCGTTATCCCAAGATAAACATAGAAAAAACCTATAACATGTTTATCAGTGATAAGTTCCTTGTTCCTTATGCTGGTTATGAGATAGCAATTAATGAAAGTGAATTTAATCCAGGAATAGGGCGGGCAATCTATACCAGCACAAAGTTTAATAAACTGGTAGTTGTAATTGGCAATACTGTTTACTTAGTTTCAATATTTTATAATCAAAGACAAGAAAAAGTTACATTCAAACAAGTCATTAAAATTGGAACACTCCAAACTACAACGGGTGTTGTTTATATAGCAGAGAACAATAAGCCTCAGATTGGTATATCAGATGGCACAGCCTTTTATCTTTATGACCCGTTGTTAACACCATCTTTTCAGACAATTGCCTTAACCTTTACTCCAGGCTATTTAACTTTTCATGATACATACTTCATATTGGCTGCAAGTAATGATATTAATTACTCCCCACCAGCTAATAATACTTGGAGGTTGTCAGCGCAAAATAATGGGGCTCTATGGCCCTCTACTGCTTCAGGCATAGGATTGCTTCAAACTAAGCCTGATAATGTTCAGGCAGTCGTTAGATTCCCGTCTAAAGGAAATATGATATTTGTTATGGGAAGTATTGTTACAGAGGCTTGGTTTGATGTTGGGAATGCATTATTTCCTTACCAGCGTACTAATCAATTTAATATAGATTATGGCTGTGTGTCTCCTGCAACGGTAGCATACATGGATGAAATTGTAGTGTGGTTGGCACAAAATGAAAAGTCAGGCCCGATTATTGTGTACTCAAATGGTGGTATGCCTCAGAAGATTACGACTGATGGTATCGACTACATGTTTTCTTTACTGCAAGCTCCTCAAGACTCACAGGCTTTTCTTTATAGACAAGATGGCCATTTGTTTTATCATATTAATTTTTATACTGATAACTTATCCCTTTTTTATGATTTCTCTGCCAATAAGTTCTATCATGCCTGCGATCAAAACCTCAATTATTTCATTGCCTCTGAGGTTGCTTACATAAGCAATCAGTATTATTTTATATCAAGAAACACAGGAAATGTTTATTCATTTGATACTGTATTTACGACTTACCAGGATACTAACCCTTTGGGTGTTGTTGAGACCCATGAAGTACCTAGGATTAGGTCTTGTGCAAATGTAAGAACTCCTGGTCAAGATTACATGATTATTAATGACATTGGGTTTACAATCGAGTCAGGCCAAACAGATTATCAGCAGCAATCTTTAGGTGAAATAATTCTAGTTACACAAGACGGTCATCCATTGATTACCCAAGGTGATTTCTTGGGCCTTGTTACACAAGATAATAACTTTTTAATAACTCAAGACGGAAAAATATTAGTTTCCCAGCAAAATGCTACGGGCACTGAGATGCTCATAATCGCCCAGCAAATGGCTGATACGGGTACTTCGAATTTATCGTTGCCTCATGTCGATTTATCTATATCAGATGATGGTGGTGAATCTTTTGGTAATGAATGGGCATATTATTTGCCGCCTATTGGTCACACTAAAAATAGGCTTATGTGGTGGCAGATAGGGATTGTCAATGACTTTGTTCCACAGTTTAAGTTCTGGGGAATGGGTCGATTTGTTGTGACGGATGGGGAGGTTAATGTACGAATATGACAATGCCTAATATTAGTAATCCCACAGGTTTATTTCCTGATTTGCCACGCGAGGCACCCATCGTTGACAAGGATGGCAAGTTAACGGATTTGTGGTCATTGGGATTTGCGCAACTTTTCCAGTCTTTGCAAACTAATTATAAAAATGAGGGTATTTTGATTCCTTCATTAACAACAACACAGGCCAATGCCATTGCTGCAACTTATACTAGATTTTATTCACCAATGAATATACCTTTAGATCCTGGGGTTCCTGACATTTCAGGTCAGATGATATATAATAGGACAATACTAGCGCCACAGATTTTTATCATAACCTTTGATGGCGCAACTCCTCCTAATGTAACTGGGGCGTCTTGGAAGACATTTACAATAACTTGATTAAGGATAATCATGAGTTGGTTCGACGATCTTTTTGGAAGGAATCCTGCCGATAAAGCCAGCGCTTATACTGGACAGATTCCTGGTGCTGTTGCTCCTTATTTAAATCCATTTTTTGATGCGGGTAAAGGCGCTCTTCCTAGTCTTCAAGAACAATATAAACAGTTATTGGCAGATCCTGGTGGGTTTATGAATAAACTTGCGGGCTCTTATAAAGAATCTCCCGGATTGCAAAATAATATTCGTCAAGCAATGCAAGCTGGAGGACACGCTGCGGCTGCTGGAGGAATGGCGGGCTCACCGATGCATGAGCAGCAAAATATGGATGCTGCCACTGATATATCTTCAAAAGACTATAATCAGTACATGCAGAATATGTTGGGTCTATATGGACAGGGTTTATCTGGACAACAAGGAATGGCTGGCATGGGTATGCAGGCAGGTCAAAGTATGGCAGATATGATTTCTCAGGCCTTGAATCAACAAGGAGCTTATGCATATCAAGGACAAGCTGGCAGAAATCAAAATAGAAGTTCAATTTTTAATAATTTACTCGGTGCTTTTGGTGGTTTAGGTGGGTTATTTTGATTATTAAAATTTATTTAGATAGGATAGAAAATGACTTTCACATTCTACAGTCCTCCTAGTTTAACTCCAGAACAATCTGGAGCTATGCCTGATATAATTGGTCAACTCTTAAGAGGATATACAGGCGTTACTAATGCTAAATTTTTAAAGCCTAATTTGCAGGAAGCACTTACCAAGGCTAAACTTTATAATCAATGGTATGGTCCTAATATGCAGTCTGAGATTGGTCTTAGAGGCGCTCAGGCAGGTCATTTGGGGTCATTGACTACGGGTCAGAATATAACAAATCAATATCTCCCGGATAAATTAAAAGCTGAAGCTGAAGCTTATCATTTGCAACAACAACAAAATGAAATGCTAAATAATATGCTTCGAAAACGTTTGTCTGGACAAGGGAATGGGAATAATGCTGGTCAATATGCTGGTAATAATAATTTTGACCAACAACAGCAACCTGACATCAATCAAGACAATCAACCAAATCAAAATATTCAACCATATCCTATCCCAAATGAATCAAGTGTTTTCCCTGGCCTTAATACTGGTCCGAAAAGCCAACAAATAGCACAGCCCGCTCAAGTTGGATTGCCTTATGGTGCGCCTGAAATTTCAGCTGATGATATTTTGAATAAAAAAGTTTTTGGTATGGATACCTTTACTCCAAAATATAAAGCATGGATTGATGCTCAAACCAAATCTATGAATGCAAAACAAGCTGCTGAATTTAAAAATGATGCTAAAAAAGATTTTGAAGAATATAAGGAGATTCAAGCGGCTCAGCATGATGTACCGCAATTAAAAAATGCATTGCAATCAGCAATAAGATTAAAAAATATTATTGAATCACGTCCTGCTTTTTTTGGTCACACACCTTTACCAATTATAGGTAAGTTTTATAATCCTGCTGAACGATTTGCTAATACCGCAACAGATCCTCTTGCTGGTGAGTTTATGTCATTACTAATACCGCAATTAGCAGGAATGGAACAGCAGCTTAGTAGCAGGGGTAATATCGTTGCATTAAAAACATCGGCATCAAAATTGCCATCATTTGAAAATTCACAGCAAGCAGCTTTAGGTAGGGCCAATGGATTAATTGATTCAATCATTAAAAGAATACAAGCTAGTCAGGAAAGAGCCGGTGGCAATATTAAAAAAATAGGAAATAAAAGGTATAAAAATATAGGCGGTGAATGGCATGAGCTTGAAAAAGGCGAATATTAATGAAAAAGGTTACTAATAAAGCACTTATAGCTGAATTAAACGGACATGATTCATATAGTATGAAGAGCCCTCTAGAGCCTATTAAAAAAATTGATGATCCTGGTGCTTTATCAACTTTTGCACGCTCAGCTTTTAATGCTACACCTGAAGCTATAGGAAATTTATTATCAAAATTAGGTTTATCAAATCCTAAGGTAATGCAAGAAGCATTATATGGATTAGGGGAAGAAGGACAAAAGGCACGTGAATCTCATGAACAAGGCCAGATGGCTCACCCTATGGCAGATTTTGCAGGAGGGGCCGTGGGATTTGGTCCTATTGGTGGTGTAACATCAGTAGGTATGAGAAGTATACCCTTTGTCGCTAGGGCAATGAAGGCTGCTGCTCCTTCTTTGTTAAAACGCACAGCAGTTCATGGTTTAGAAGGTGCAACCATGGGTGGTTTATATTCTTCTCCTGGAAACGAAGGAGAAGGAATGTTACTTGGGGGATTGTTTGGCGGGGCACTTGGTGGCCCAGGTGTATCACTAGCCAGATCAATTCCTGGAATGGGAAAAGGCGCTAGAAATATCACTAATTTAGAAGAGTTGAAAAAAAGTCATGGTGAAGCCCTAACTTCTCATGAACAACAACAAGCTATGATTGATGCGCTTAAACGTGAATATAAAGAAAAAGGTGCAGGATTAACTTCACCAGAAAATATAACAAGAAAGATAAATGAAAAATCAGGTCAAATAGAAAATTTAGAGCCTTCATCCCAAATTCCTTATCGTCAAACAGAAAATTTACTAGAATCTCCTGAATCTTTTAATACAAGAGAAAATGCCAATCAAGCTACAAATGAAGCCCAAGAAAGATTACGAGATGTACATTATATGATGGAACCAGGTGCAACACATGATGTTGAGTATGCCAATAGATTTCAAGATAATGTTCGTCATATAAAAAATCAGATTCAAAGAGAAACCTACGATCCAGCATATCAATATGCAGAAACACAACATGTTGCCATTCCTAGGGTTGGTGAAATTGAAAGACTTAATCAACAGTTAAGAGATGCAACCGGTAATCTATTCGAAAGAAATCCTGGTCAATTTGAAGAATTAAGAAATAGCCTTATTAGACAGCATGGTGGTGCACATGATTTAGTTCCAATGACTGATTATTTAGGTCAATGGAAAGCGACTAGGAACGCTGCAAATCGAGCTCGTTCATTAAGTAGAAAAGAAGGTGAGCCTGATCAGGCATATTGGGAACGAGAACATAGAAATTTACAAGATTTGGCAGATAGGCAGCTTGCAGTATTACAAGATCACATGCCAGAACATTTATTCAATGGATTGATGCAGGGCAATAGGTTATGGCGAGAAAATGTCACTCCTCTTTATGGCAATAAAATTTATGAACAATCAAAGAATATAAGAGGAAGCAAAGGAAGGGGTAGACTCGATATATCTAATATCATGCATGAATTAAGAGGAAATGAAGCAGGACAACAATTAGCGAGAAGAATTACATTAAGCGATCCTGAATTAAATCGGCTAGCAATTTCTCATTCTCATTCAGATAACCCTGAAGCCCTATTGAATCTGAATAGAAATGAAAGCGAGTTCTTAAATCATCATCCTAGACTTGGTCCAGCTGTAGAAAATTTAAGGCAAGCAAGATTTAATCAGCATATCGCAAATCAAATTCATGAAAACAGAAGAATATTTGGAGAAGAATCGCATAGAAGATTTGTTGAAGAAGAAAGGCCCAAACAAAAGCAAAGAAAAGAATCAATAGAAAAAATTGAAAAATTAAATGACGATATTAAAGATTTAGAATCAAAAAGAGAAAAATTAAATACAGAACTAGAAAAAGGTAGAATAACAAAAGAAGAATTTGAAAAGTTAGATCATAAATTAAAGCATGCCGTTGAATCAAAAAATAAAATAAAAAGAGGAATCAGAACTTCATTGGCTTTAATTGGTATTAAAACGATTTTACCCTTTTAAAATGATTTAGGTTAACTTATAATGAATATTTAATATACATTATATGAGATCATTTAAAATGATACTGACTATTATTATTGGGTACTTTATCTGGGAAATTTTATCAGAGCTTAATGAATTAGGAAAAAATTGATTTAAATAATTTAGCCAAGGATGGTTTATAAAGGGCTAAATATGAATGAAGAAAAATTAAATGAACAATTCATTGATCATGAAGTTAGAATAAGATTACATGATCATAAATATGAAGATTTGAAAAAATTAGTTAAAGAGACGCATAAACTGTTATTATGGATACTTGGCACTGTTGTTAGCTCAATTATTTTGCCGATTATACTTAAATTCTTTAAAGTATTATAATAAGTAAATAGATGATAAAGGATTTATCATATGTCAACATTTACAGGGAATGTAAATAAATTAGTTGCTGCAGCAATGCTCCAAGACTATCTGGTGGATAAAGACGGAACACCTATGTCTGGTGGCACCGTCACTATGTATCATGATAATAGTCGAACTACACTCAAGAACTGGTATTATCAATCAGGAACCCCAGGCAATTACACCTACATCACCCTCCCAAATCCTTTAACACTCAGTGCGGCTGGCACCATCTGTGATATCAATGGCGTTGACACTATCCCCTTCTATTATCCATGGTCTGAAACTGATGAAGATGTGCCCGACCCCTATTATGTGACCATCGTCAATCATGCGATGACTAACCAAATCACCCGCGCTAACTTCCCGTTTGAGGGAGGCGGTGGCGGTGGCGGCGGTGGTACAGATACATTTAATAATTTAATCATTAATAATGGTTTTTGGAGAAACATTGCGCCCAATACATTAAATGTCACGCCATTTACTGCCTTTACCTATAGCGCCACAAACATGACGCTAAACCCTGCCGGTACTCTTTATAGCGTTATTGTAGCCCCTAGCCAGCATGATGGCTTTAGAATGCCTGATATTGAGTTTCAGAAAACAAATTTTACGGCCACCGATAGTGTGACATTCACCCCATTTCCCGCAGGTACGTCGCTTGTTATACCCAATACAATATCTCCAGAATACTATATCAATCATGTATGTAGTGGCGCTGGAAGCGGTGTTTTACAAAAATGCTATCAATTCCCTATTTCACTGCATTTAACAACACTCGCTAATGTTCCTTTTTCTTTTTCCATACAGGCTCAGAATGACCCTAATGCCGGTATTTTTACTGGTGGCTCAAATGTAATTAATATTTTTATCTTGCAAGACACAGGAACTGGGGGCGGCGCTGACCCCGTTGTAATGCCATTAAAACAAATATCTTTAAATACCACCTGGACAACCTATACAGCAACAGGTATTTTCCCTTCGGCGGCAGGACTTACTTTGGGTCAAGGTGCTGATGATGCCTTCTATTTACAGGTACAAATGCCACTTAATGTCGCTTGCAGTATTAATTTTACAAAACCAAGTATTTATTTGACAGAGAATGGAGTTTTACCAGTTAATGATTTTCAAACCTATGACCAAGTTGATTCCATTATCAATAGCCCACGCACAGGGGACTTAAGAACAAGTATAAATAATTTTTATAATTATGGCTGGCTGCCAATGAATGATGGCACCATTGGTCTAGGTGGACCAAGCAGCCCAAATTATTCCAATGCTACAAATAGAGCCAATGCTGATACTTGGCCGTTATACAATTTAATATGGACTATAGCCGCACCCTATAGCGCATCAGGTGCCGGAACCACAAACCCATTGGCTCAGATGTATACTAAAAGCGTGACGCCCACCCCAGTTGGATATGGTCCTAATATATCTTCCCCAAGTACAGCTTATGGTGATTTTATAGCTGGTAACCAATTATCTATTAGCAAGATGATGGGCAAGGTCATTATGGGTTCTGTGCCAATTAGTGCCTTGTTACCTGCAAATTCACAAACCGTGACATCAGCACAGCTTACACAAACCTTTACTGCGGCTCCTGGGGCTGATGGACTTTTATTAACCTCAACACTGCCAATGGTATTTGGTGAGCAAGTTCAAGTGAGCAATTCAGGGGGCGGATTACCTGGTGGGTTGGCAGCAGCTACTACTTATTATGCGGCCCCTGCATCAGCAACAACTTTTTATCTTGCTGACACCCTTGCCAATGCTCAAGTTGGTAATTTTAAGGCTTATTCAAGCGCTGGAACTGGTACGCAATCAGTCCAAACGTTTGCCCTGGTATTTACATCAGCCACGGCCATGAATCTGTTTAAAGGTGACCCTGTAACATTCACGAACACCAGCGGTATGTTAACCCCAGGAACCTTGCCGACCGGTATTACAGCGAATGTCATTTACTATGCCAATCCAATATCATCTACGACTTTTTGTATTGCAACAAGTTTTGCAAATGCAATTAATGGTAATTATATTTTATATGCTGGTGCCGGTGTTGCTCCAAATACGGTTTATTCTCAGATACCAATATCAACCTTAGGTGAATACGACCATACACAATTGGGTATTGAAGTTGGTCCTCATCAGCATTTTGCACCAAACAATGGGTTTTGGACCCAATCTGCAGGACCCACATTTGGATCAACCACAGGTAGCAATATTGTTGTCGCGTCAGCTACAGGGCTTCCAACTGGCTCAGCAGCACAAGCAACAGCCAATGTTATACAGCCAGCAACATTTTACAATATGTACATTAAATTATAAGGATATAGTTTATGACAGCAACTACTGAGTTAAATTTTGGCCGAGACCTTCAAGGCTATAATGCCTATGCGCCCAAAGATTCAACCAATAAATATTCAGCTACTCTTACTAACGGTACACCTCATAACCTAACAGTGCCTTCTAATTATGAAGTATGGATAATCGCTTTTAGCATTCAACCAGGGGCTAATGTATGGGTTGATTTTACAACCACTGCTGCAATCCCTGTGGGTGCTACATTTGCAGCAACTACTGCATCTTTAAACCCAGGACAGCGTACAGTCATTGCAGGAACCACTATCAGTGCTATTACAGACAATACTACCGCTGATGTAGGGGTTGAGATGTGGGGTATTACGAGGCTTGCACAATGAGCGAAAAAGATTCTTATTGTCATAGTTTTCAGATGGATAAGTGGGTTCGAATTGCTACAGATTGCGTCACAGGTCAAGTTAAGAATCCGCAATATAATCCGGTTCCACCGCCGGTTGAAGGTTATTTCTTATTATTAGATGGAAGTAATTTCCTATTACTTAACGGACAGGATTTGACACTACTATGAGCATGAATATAGATCAAGTTTATATAGCCAACCCTATCACATCAAATGCCAATACGGATTTAATGTATTTTGGTCAATCTCCATATGGCGCAGGTAATGATGCCGCAATGACTTATGGTAATTTTAAATTGCAATTCCAGGGTCCAATTACAGCAGCCGCCCTGTCTGAAGTAAATGATACGAATGTGACTTTGACACTTGGAGGATCGCCAGGCACAGCACTTCTACAAGCCACAACCATAACAGCTGGATGGACTGGCACTTTATCTGGAACACGAGGTGGTACTGGGGTAAATAATGGCGCTTCCACGATCACTTTGGGTGGCAGCTTAACCACCTCAGGAGCGTTTGCTTCAACATTTACTATGACTAATACAACTAGTGTTACCTTTCCAACATCAGGAACCCTAGCGACTACATCCCAAATTCCAACAGGTTCAGCTCTCACAGAATCAAATGATACAAATGTTACGTTGACACTTGGAGGAAATGCATCAACCGCATTAGTTAATGCTGCATCTATAACTGCCGGTTGGACCGGAACATTAGCAGTTGGTAGAGGTGGATTAGGAATAGCTTCTACTCCATCAAACGGACAGATCCCGATCGGTAATGGGACTAATTACACAGCATCGACCATTAGTCCTGGCACTGGAATATCAGTAACAAATGGCTCAGGAACGATAACCATTGCATCTACTGGTGTAGGTTCCCTGATATGGAATGATGTTTCAGGTACAAGTCAAGCAGCAGCAGTTAATAATGGCTATATTATATCAAATGCTAGTCAAACAACCGTGACCTTACCTGCTACTGCTGCAGAAGGTTCTGTTATTGCAACACAGGGTAAAGGTGCGGGTGGA